CTCGCAGCCCAGGCAAAAGAGAACGCGGAGTTGAGGGAAATGATACAACAGCTCTACGCCAAAGGCAAAGAGGATTTGCCTGATGAGGATTTTGTGCCGCATTCGGGCGTCTTCTCGGTAGAGGGTTACCACAAGCACGAATCTTTCCGTGGAGTGAGGATTGAAGATCCCACTCCTGTCCAACCCATGGCTTTGTGTTATGGTGATGTGGAACTATGGGCGCCGCAAATCGTCCGTGACCTCCCATCAGCACAAGTCGAAGCGTTGAAACAGTATTTTAGTCTGATGAATTTCAGGTTGTTAGGCTGTGAATATACCGATGGTGTGGTACAACCCATACGGAGGAGACTCGCTAGAAGTAGAGCTGATGATGTGTGGGTGCCAAACATTTTCAACCTGAAAGGTGGGAAAATTGTTGGTCACCGCAACAAGTATAGAGTTTGTGCTAACCTAGAACCTATTAGTAAGAAAGAGAGCCCAGCCAAACCTACTCACTGGCAGAGTCCGGAAGGATTTGTTTGGCCAGAAAGAGGTTGGATGGCTGAAGCCGAGTCTTTCATTGTACATTGTGATAAAGCCCCTTCCCCCGTGGAGAATCCCCACATGGACGTGGCTTGGATCGACTCAGGTCGACAGGTAGCCGCCCACCTTAAGGGGTGTGTAGCAGAATTTGCGACTCCAGCAGAAGCTGCAACTACACAGAGTGATGCGAACACAGGTCCGCTACTCATGGATTTCGAGGAGATATGGTTGGAAGCCCTACATCACAACCCTGATGCTTCTCCTGGATATCCATGGTGTCTACAGTTCCCAAGTTTACGGGATCTATATGATTCTCCAATGAGGGAGACAGTGGAACATGTAGCACGAGTGATTCTCAATTGTTATCTCATAGGCTACGATATGGGTAGCATATTGTCAAGTGTCGTTCGTGTATTTATTAAGAATGAACCCCACCCACCCCGCAAAGCTGAGGCTAAAGCTTGGCGGTTGATTTCGTCCGTACCTATTCATGATAGGTTAGTTGGTCAAGCTTTGTTCGGCAATATCATGAAAATCATGAAGAGGGCGTGCCGTAAGGGCGCGACTCCTCTCCATGTTGCGCAGGGTTTTGACAAACTCGATGCAGTTTTCATGAATTGGCAGGTGGGTGAGCACTTCCTTAGCACGGATGTTAGTGGTTGGGACCACTCAGTCACTAACTTCATGTATCGAGGAGCAGGAGCTTTCATCCCACTCTCTTGGGAACTGAGAAAGCCTATGTTGATGTACATTAACAACCTAGGAGCTTCGCGTTTCCTCGTGGGTCCACTATTACTTGAACCCTTGATGTCACAGGTGGTTCGTTCGGGTTCAATAGTTACTAGCTGGCTCAATTCGGTCTTTCGCTGCACATTGTCAGGAGCCGTGCGGAGGATGTATGCCTTTTACAGGCATAGGAACCCGCAATGGTTGATGGCTTGGCAGGAGTTCGTCTGTACTGCCATGTTTAACGAAGAGGGGTTGGCACCTCCTTTTATTCTCGCTGTAGTCAATGGTGATGATGCCATTGAACCTTTGAGGAGTGACGTGGCGGACATAGAAGAAGAGAAAATATTCAGGGCTCTTAGCTCCATTTACTCCAAATGGGGCTTGCGGCTCAAGATCGCAACCAAGCACACAAGAGGGGACACTTATGAGTTTTGCTCTAGGTGGTGGCGTCTAGATAATAGGCCATATGCCACAGAGAGCTCCTTCCATAAGGAGTTGTTTCGTTTCCTGCACGCCGACCACGGTGAAATGGAGATGGATCAGGCCTTTCGTGCTATGGTTAATCACATAGAGACCAGTCCACAATTTCTTGAGTATATGGCTTTCATACAAGACCTCGCTGGAGGTTGGAAGCCTACATACTAAAGACTATACAAACCTTGTACATAATGTATTATATATATTGATTGATGATTTATTCGCAGCCGGGCGGTGGCTGCGAAATGAACAACGCGAAGAAGAGTAAGAAGAAGCCAAAGGCTTCCAGGGAACTCAAAGATGAAGTTCGGAGACAGATAGAAGCGTATGAGAGATCCAAGAACCCGGTTGCGCACATTCCTAAGCCCAGGGGTGTGATACGCAACTTCGACTCAATGCAGAAGCAGTTGGCTTCCGCAATGAGGAGAAACGGTTGCATGTCGGCCGAGATGCAGGCGGTTTATGACAACTATGTCAGAGGTTCTTCTTCCATCTTTCTCCCTTCTCTTACGCGTGATATTGGCTACAACCAGCAGATGCCTTGGCATTTGGCTACTGGGACTAGCTATAGCTCGCGTAAGACCTTTGCAATGGCCAAATCAGCAGCCACGGCGTCTACAACTTGGTTCATTACACCCATTGAGCAATTTGGGGGTAAGCGAGTTGCGGTTTATCGTACGTCAGCCGCA